TCGGAATCCACAGCAATAGCGCGAATCATCGCGTCACGACTGCGGTCAAGACCAACAATGATTTCCTCGCTAGCCCCAAGGAAGGGACCGGACGCCGTGGTGGAACTATGATTAAGATAATCGGTAGTACCCGCCACAGTATCGAAGACGTCATTGAAACGCTTGCCAACACCTAACTCAAGGACCTCCATGATAGCTACGCCAAAGAACTCAGTTAAGCCGCTCTGGCCAAACACTGAATTTCTTACCGCATCAGTTGCAGCAATACCGGCTCCGTCGCCTGCCGCCGCAGCAGCGCCACTCGGACCCAGAGTACTCACAGGCTGATAAGCCATCGCGCGAATCTGCTCAACTACTTCAGGTGAAACCAGAAGATCAGTCAAAGCCTTACGAGCACCAGCGGGCGTACCGCCAGACCATGAAGCGTTGACTCTCTTCATCTTGGTAAACAACTTATTCAAGTCGTCAATCAAGAATCGGTTAGCCTGAGCAGTCCTGAACACGTTACGGTTTTTGGCGGTGAACGCCGCACTGCCGTTGGTCGCGTTCGCGAGAGCTGTCATCAAGAGGTTAGAGGAAGTTCTCTCCTGTTTGAGTAGGACTTCCTGCGCCACACGAGTAAAAGTTTTGCCAATCACGTCAAGTCTAGAGCGAGAAGCGTACTTTCTATCGAAAGACACCGCGCTATCCAAGCTGTAAGTAGCGAACTTTAATTCGGAGGCTGTGGGTTGAACGTAGTTGGTAGGAAGGCCCCCTGCCACAGACTGACTGTAGACACGGATGTAATCCTCATCAAAAACATCGTAGTATAAATCCAACGGAATAGAAGGATTATCGTCTGCGTTATATTCTAACGGAGTGAACAGATTGCTGATAGTTGGAGCATTATTGATGACCTCGGCTAAAACCGGACCAATAAACTCAGCTAACGCAATTTGAGCGGCGTAAGCGGTATCTCTATTACGAGAAGCCATCGCTTTCACCAGTTCCACTTGCTCGTCGGTTCTTTTTAATGTAATTTTCATTATATTATTAATTCCTTTCTGAGTTTTATGCAACAGTTAATGAAGCAGTGCAGTCCAATTGGATCAACGCGTACTGTGCAGTACCCGTACCAGCGAACACGTCCGACTGACCGTTCTGAGAAGTCCTATTGCCCGTCCCTAAAACGTGACCAACAAGAGAAGCTGTCAGATCAACTAATCCCTCACGACTATAGCCGGTCAATTTGCCCGGATTGCCGGGAGAAATCCCAACAACATTACCGGGAACAACCGAAGCGCCGACTAATTCGTAAGCCGACTCATCGAAAGTAAACAAGCCTTTCGTTGCGACCGGGCAAGCCTGACCGCTAAGAACTGCCTGTAGTTCATCTTTCTTGATTGGATTGTAGAGAAGTTTCTCTCCATTCTCGTCATTCTTAATCGTTTGATTAAGAGTGACGCCTAAAACGGCTTTCCCGGTTGTAGCAGCGTCGAATCGTAAAGGAACCGTAGGGTACTTGTCAGCGCCCAAGAACGGATAATCTGTTTTGCCCAAGTAATCACTTCCGATAAGATCGAAAGTGTCTTGGTTCATATTACCGCTCAATACCTTTACCATCACGCCATTACTACCGTTTCCGTTGGTCGACGGATTGTCGTCTACAACCTGATTTGCGAACAGGTTGATGACATCCGTTTCGTTATATTGCCTAAATGGGTATAATCTAAGTGCCATAGTAGTTTATTTGTTTAGTATGTTATTGAAATATTTTCAGTATTAAAAGCCCGTCGGAATTGATCCGATAAGGACTCTTCTGAAGAAGAAGCCTCGTTATTATTAGCGATACTTGCGTGTGGAACTTCAACGTTTTCCACAACTTCTTCTACAGTTTGACTAGTTTCAGAAATGGCCTCAGTGGCGATAGCTACACCCTCTTGCGAGGTAGTGGCTAAACGCTTCTCAAGCTCTTCCTGAACTTTTGCTTCAAATTGTTTTTCCTGCTCCACCTTAAAAGCTTTGCTTTTATACTGAAGAAGGGAGGCCAATTTAGATTGGTAGCCTTCAAAGACTTCATCAGAAGCTTCTAAGGTCTTCACTTCACCGGCCAAGACCGTACGGTCTTGATCAGAAAGATCATAAATGTTGTCGATAACTTCCATGCGACTGTTGAATAGCTGTTCTGCCATAGCAGTGTTAATCGAAGACTCCAGCGAGTTAATTTTCTCACTAGCCTCTTCCAGCTTCTTCTCAAGATCACTTATTGAAGCTTTAGCTTCGATTGCATCCTTCTCAGCCTGAGCCTTTTCAGTCTCAATGGCCTCTCTTTCAGCTTTAAACTCTGCGTCTTTCTCACGAATCTTGTCGATAACATGAGAAGCAACCGTAGCTACAGCCTCTTGAGTGAATTCAGCATTGTCCGCTAACTTTGCTTCGAGAATCTTCTCGAACTCGGTTTTGAACTCTGTAATATCCATAGTATTAGTATTTTTTACATTATTAATTTCACTTTGGGAAATTTTTAAAATATTATTTTTAAAATTATCTTCAGGTACGGTCGCGTCACGTTTGTCATTTACTTCTAAATCTATATTTTTTTGAACTATCAAACCGCTAACATCCGCCGCCGGATTAGTTGTAAATCCAATGCCCAATGGGAACACCTCTCCTACCACTAATCTGTAAATAGGAGTTCCGTCCTTTAAAGTCCCGCCTCCTTCAAAAGCCTTTAGAAAATGTTTCATTTCCTCAATGTGACTAGGATCCTTAATAATTTCAGCATCCTTTAGGTCCTGCGATCCTAAAGCTAACACAAAATCATTAAACCCTAACTCCCAACTTGCACAAATCTTATTGAAGTACTCGCTCTCTTCGTCGCTAGACTTAAGAAGAATGTCGGCAAAGTCTTTATTAACGGTCTTGTAAACAACAGCTGCCAATGAAATATAATAAGGATCCTTGCAGCTAAGCGCTTCAGCGTTTCCTAAAATTTTATTTTTATCAAGATCGGAAAACCCAGCGTTAACAATATGCCCCACTACTTTTTGCTTTTTATGCTCAATATTTGTAGGCTTGTTGACAAAGTAATCGACTAGGCTAACAGCAGTCTCTGAATTTATACCGTCCCCGTTTCTATTGAATTTATTAACAACCGCTGCATTGAAAGCCGCTCCCACCAAGTCAATATTCCGTTCTAAATCAATAGACTTAGGTATCAAAGGGCGCAAATTCTCTAAAGAAGCTTGACTGATGTTCAAGTCGCTCTCCAAGTCGCTCGTTGCTTGAACGGCAAAATCATAACGAGTCTTGTATTTAAAATAATCAGACATATGCTCAAAAATATTACACTTAATTATTTACTGAGAGAATTTTTTCTGCTGTGGTGTAAAATAGCGGCAGCATAATCATCTAACTCATGCTCAGCGCTAATTTCTAGAACTTGGGGCAACGGGCTTAACTTAATCAACTTGTTAGGATCCTTAATACAAGCTTTGCCCACCTCCAGCCAATCCTTTTTATCCTTCGCTACAACGACCGACTCGCACACTCTTTCCAACATATCTTTTTGGCTTTTGCTGAGCCGCTTTTTATTGAAAACTTTTCTAGCTTCGCTGATCAAAGAGCTGTACAGATTGCTGGTTTCATCGGCAATATCTTTAATAGCAGATACAGAATAAGTAGTTGCAGCTAAGGTTTTAGCTCCGGGAGGTCTACCGGGAAGGCTTGCACTACGAGCAGCGTTCTTTTTGCCTTCGTATTCTCGTCGTTTCTCCAATAGCCTTGCACCTTCCGGATGCCTAATCTCTTCCATTTCTTCGTCCTCCTCGAAGGTCATGGGCATAGGAGTTCCGCCTACGATAGGATTATAAAATCCTTTTTGACGGTCTTCCACGAACTTCTCTTGAGCTTCTTCTAGCTCCTTTTGGTTCGGGAATACCCCTGTCTCAATAACTTTAATGCCCTCAGATGGAGGAAGGATACCCAATTCCATCATGCGGGTGATAACCCTCTGCACTTGGGCTTGGTCTTGGAGATCGATAGTTTCGAATTTAGCAGCTGGAGCTTTCTTGAAGCCAAAGTCTTTACAGATTTGTTTGATCTCGGGTTGGAGAAAGTTATTAAGAAATGCGTCTCTAGACTCCTTTAATCTCTGTAGGAACATTTGAGCCTTTATCTCTGTGCTTGCGAATTTCTCTTGATTTAAAATTATATTTTGCAGCCCCTCCTTGATATCCTGATTGACAACCTCATACTTAGATGGCCCGATAACCTTTTGTATGTCAGGGATAATAAATTCAGCCTTAGTAGTGTAATCGCTAACAAGAATCCGCCCCACGCTTTGATTTTGAAAGAGGGATTGCATGGCCCTTATGTTCCGAGGGTTTACCCCTCCTTTATCAGGCGTAGTTCCCATCGTGATCATAAGAACCACGTTTTCTATAGTGCGACAAATGGATTGATCAATTTTTTTCATCTCCATCTTGAACTCTATATCGTCTAAAACAGGGAAACCAAAAGGAACAGCAAACGGCTCATAATCTTGCTTCTTGTAAAAAGAATACTTAAGCCTTTTCGGGTCAAGGTCCACCCTCATTCCACTTAACGACCATGAATTGTTTTTTATTTTTTTCTTGATCTCCACATCAAGAGCTTCATAAATCTCCTTGTCTTCATCAGTTTTAGGGTTCTTTAATCTTTCCGCTTCGTACTCGCTCAGAACTTTCGCGTAAAGACCAACGTCAAATGAAGTCGCACGCTTGGCCACAACGTCAAAAGGGTTTAACAAAATATACCTAACCGGCAACTTATTGGTCTTTAAAGTTATTCCAAAATTTCTCACCTTAGAAAAATCCTCAACATTAATTTTCCCCTCAATTGTATATAAAAACACATTTCCGCTTCGATAAAACTCTCTAAAGAACTGATCCTTTAAGCTCCAAATTTTAATTTTTTTCAACCATGCGTCGATAAATGCCCTAGACTTTACGCTGCCTCCTTC